GCAACGCGATTATGCTATGATTCTTGCCAAAATCAAAAAGTAGCTTGTTGTAAAGATGGCGTGTGCTTAGGTGACGAGTTCACAAAAATAGAATGTGAAAATATTCTTGGTGGCGTTGCCTTTGTAGGACAACCATGTTCATCTGTTGATTGTTGCGAGCAAAATGTAAAAATTGGTGCTTGTTGTAAAAATCAAGAATGCTCACAAAAAACTTTGAATGAATGCAAAGCCATTGGCGGTGTATTCATGGGTGAAGGTGAATTATGTGAAAATGTAAATTGTAAATGTATTGGTGATGCAAGATATGGAAATTGTTGTTATTGTCAAGGCACATCTAAGCTATGTAAAGTAACAACAGAAAACGATTGTAATGGTGTATGGACATATGATTCTTCATATACTTCCAGTGGTCCGAGTTGCAATAACGATGGTATTTCTGGATGTTCACAAAATACCAATCTAAATTGTGCGAGTGATTCCTCTAAATGTTGTTATTGTAATGAGGGAGAGACTATATGTGAAAATTTAACACAAACACAATGTGACGCTCGAAATGGTGCATTTACACAGGGTATACAATGCACTGCTAATAATTGTGATCCATGTACATCAAACAACGGTGGACCGTGTGCAGATTGTGTAGTAGCAGTTCCTGGTGTATGTTGTAATTGTTCAGATCCAAATGAACCCTGTATACAAACTACTGATGTAAAAAATTGCCCATCTGAGTATAGTCAAAATACAAATACAATCAATTGTACAGATAATCCGTGTGGTTGTATTTCATCTAATTCTGATTGTGATTTAAGAGAAGAATCGCAACAAACATCTTGCCCTCCATTGCCACAATCATTTGATGTTTTAACTGGAAATGTTATTAATAGTGCTACTTCAACTCAAAGAAATATAATAACTAAAGCTATAACAGATACTAGCTCTAATACTTTTAAACCTATGGGTGGAGTATTAGTAAAAGATTTTTATATTGATATTAATGGTAGTGGATTTCAGAAACTAAACAATGGGAAAGATTTAAAATTCTGTTTAACATTAAGTTTACAAAACTTTGGAAATCCATCAACTCCACTTGGTGATAATGATGATTCTGTTAGAGTTTACATTTTAAGAACTTGGTATCCAAAATTCTTTGCACAAAATTATGCAAATTATAAAAATTTTCATTACAGTGGTTCTGATGATAACTTTGATCAATCTTCAACTGTAATTACAGAAGTTCCAGCAAAAACAGATTTTCAAGAATCTAGTGAAACTGAAAATGGTTCTTATTGGGGATATTTAGCAGAACTCGATCCTGAAAAAACAGGGGGATCTCAGTTTACAGAGGCTGATATTTTATCTGGTTATATTAATAAAAATCAACAATATTCAATAAAACATTATAGAGATCCTTATTCTGCTTTTCCATCATATAATACTGATGATTTAAGAATGGAATTAAATTGCCCTTTATTTGGATTAAATACTAGAGGCAAGGCTGTTAATGACTCAGGTTTAATTCCAAGCGGATTTGGTTCCTCTAATTCAATAGCTGATATTTTGAATATTCAACCAAATTCAGATCAAAATATTTATCCAAATGCAGAAGAGATTGATTCACCTGGTTATTATGACTCCGTTGATATAGGAATTAAATACACATTAAATTCGTCACAGATACAGAATTTTCCAGAAAGCATGCAATATCCAAAAATATATCCAAGAATAGTTGGATATCTTGGTAATGATAATCTTGGATTAACTTATATTTCAAATAACAACTCCACAAGAAGATCAAATTATCTTTTATTTAATAAATCAGCAATAAATTTATATAATTTTTCAACTCCCAACAACGGTAATAATTATTCAATTTATAGATTTGCTGGCTACAATGATATTGGTATAGCACAACAAATTTTACCAACTGAGAATAAATTTAATAATATTACTGATATAGGATATTATACCAATCAAGCAATTTTAACAAATTTTGCTAATTTAGGTGGAAAATTTGATATTGCCTCTAATATAAAAACAAAAAATGTTGGTCATCCAATAACAATGGATTATGACGGTGATTTTTATGTAGAAGGATTCCCTGGTTCACAATCAAGAAGAATTAGATATCAAGATCCTAATAAAGAAGAATCACCTATTAAATATACAAAAAATTCTGCTATAATATTTGATTCTGGAGTTATTACAAGACGTGGAAATACACTAAAAACATTATATCTTGGTACAAGAGATAATCCAGGTAGTAATATTATACAAACATTTACTACTGATCTTTTAGAACCTCATGGTACTAGAATTTACACTGGAGCAATTAATAATCCAGCAGATGTAGATAATGGTAGAAAAAATGCAAAAACTGTATCAAAATTTTTAATCGGAGAACAGAATCCATTAAACGCATATAATTTCTGTATAACATTACCAAACTATAAAGATTATATTTTTGATTCTACAAATATTGAAAATGAAGCTCTTATAGATAATCTACAAACTGCTGGTAGATTTACAAATTTTGAGAACAAAATAAGAGTTGTTGTTTTCAGTTATGCACATGAACCAAGCACTATTAATAAACCTATTGATAATGTTAAATTAATGGTTGAAAATGATGATCCAGATACTCTAATATCTTATGCACAAAATTATATTGATAATATTCAATCACAACAAGTACCAAGTTCAGTAGCAAATTATAGTATAAGTTTTAATGATCCAAATCGATGTGTTAATCAAGATGATCAGTGTGAATTGTGTTCAGGTTATATAAACAATGACTATGAATCAAACTGTTATTCTATTTTTAGCTCATTTGTAAATTGGAATCCAACGAAATTCGCATGTCGTATTTACTGTAATTTTACAACATTTGATCCTAGTACTGGTTTAGGTAGTACTGAGGGTAGATGTCATGGATATGGTACTTGCGATCATATTATGGCGTTAGTATGTTCTTGCGGGGATCAAAATTCATGTTCTTGTAAAGGTGAATCTCTAATGTATGCATCTATTAGACCTGGTTGTGAGGAGATTCCAGAATGTACTATAGAGCAATTGAGAAGTTGTCCTAATAGATGGTGGCATTCAAATGAAAGATTTAATGGCAATCCATATCCGTCATGGCCATGGGAAATGAGAGAAGATCTTACGAATAGAGGATTTGTTTATTATAATTTTCCAATAACTCAACTTGAAGGAGCTCTTCCTAGCTATAATAGTGGATTTGTTGTAAAGGTAAAACCAATCACTCTTGATGGTAAACAATTTTATACAGATGGTTTTAATGTATTCAATAAAAATACACTATGCGATGGACCAGATAAATTAGGTGAAGCTTGTGCAGGACCGTTAACAAATAAAAGAACATCAACAATTTATCATGCTCAATACTGTAATGGTCTAGGTACTTGGACTGGTAGTTGGGCTGGGGAAGGTTACACCCTTCCGCAAGGTGTAGATACTACAGGCGGTATTATTTGGTTTGGTAGATCCTCTAATAAATGTATATTTTCTAATAAGTCATGTAATTTTGGTTCTGATAATCAACAAACAGATTTACAAAAAGTAAAAGAAAATATAATTCCTAATACAAGTGTTTTTACATCATCCTCTTATGAACATGATCATCCTGGATGTTTTGTAGAAACATCCGATTATTTAACTGGTTATCCAGAAGTTTTACAGGGAACATGCCCATCATCATCATTTACAGATACGTTTATAAATAAATTGATTCCAATCGAAGGATCAGAGCCACTTTGTATTCCTTTAGAGTGTTCTGTTATTGATTGCTCTCAATATGAGGATTGTAGCCCAACATGAGTATTCAATTTAGATCCAGAATCCGAAGTACTTTTGATTACGGCAAGCAATTGAAGCAATCAGGTAAATGTTGCTTTGCTGATGGTTCATCAGAACTCATTACATTTTATGAATGTTTTTCTAGATCTGGTACTTTTATTACAGATGTGGATGCTCCATGTCCAACATCAGCAAAAAAAGGATATTGCTGTGCTTGTGCATATTTAAGTGATTCTCAAAGACAAGAAGTTGTAAATAATCTACCATATAACGCATCAAATTCTTTCTGGGATGGTACATTTGGAATACAATCGAATATTACAGAATGTGAATGTAATAGAATAGGTGGATTGTGGAGTGAAACTAATTCTACATCATCTTTATGTGATAAGAGTGTTGATATAGATGGATTAAACTATGATATTGATGCAAGAATACCAAATGCCTGTTGTTCATTTATTATACAAGATGGTGCTCCAAATGGTGTTACTTGCCAGAATGTTTGTTCTGAAAGAGCCTGTGCAAATTTAGCAATAGTTGAATCTGGCCGCAATGATCCATTTGCAGATACTGTTTTTATACCAAATAAAGTTTGTGGTAAATCAATAGTATCTGGTGTTACTGCCGCTTCGTGTGGAACAACAACAGTAACTTCAAGATTAATATCAACAACTGATGCTTTTGCACAAGATCTACTTGGTCCTTGTTATGAATTAAATGAAGAAACATTGGAATATACTTGTTCTGTTCAACCAGAATATAGATGTTCTGGATACTGGGTAAGTCCAGAAACTATTGATTCTGATGTTGCTTATTGTGATCACGCATATACACCAAAAAGTTTTAGTAAATCATCCAGTTATATAAATCCAATCCAATATAGTGAATCGGAATTTGATTCTCTTGGTCTTTCAATAGGTGATGAGTTTCAAGGCGGAATTTATATTGGAAAATTTGCCCCAAAGAAACCAAATGCTACTACAATATCCAGAGTATATGGAGCATTGAATTTTTCAACACCATCCTCAACTTATGTTGATGTCTCTGGTGAATCAGAATATTCTAAATGGGCAATCATTGTAAATAAAAATTTCTTAAAATCACCATTAATTTATTCAACAGATCCAATTAATAATTTTACAAATTCATATTATGATGGTTATATGAACTGTTATGGTGATCGTTATCAAAATAATAGAATAGAATCATCTACAATCAATACAATTCGTGGAAAGCTACGAAATGGGTTTATAGATTATTATGTACCATCTATTGTAGAAATGATGTTCTTGACTGAGCAGTATAGAAATAATACGATATTACAAGATGTTCTTACAATTGACGGTGCATTTGCATCCTCTACATTTGTTACTGACAAATATCTAAAAGCATTTCCTACTGGTGTTAATATATTTAATAATATGAATTTATTATACGGTCAAACAATAGGAATCGGTGAAAATATAGGGAAGAATATAACATTCAATATAAATAGAACTGTGAACTTCTTCTTGTTCAGAAGAATAATCATAACATGAGGTCTACTATGGGATGCAATTGCAATAAAAATAAAAACAACGAACCCCAAGATAACAAACAACAATTCAGAAAACAAGAAATCCCAGAGCAAAGTCTGGTAAAAAAAAAGATGTCAATGCTACAAAGCTTCGCAACAGCAGTAGCATCAAGAGGACTCCAAGATAATAAAGTGAATATGCCTCTTAAGCAATTAAGAGTAGTATCATGTTTTGGCAATGAGCAACAAGGTGGGGTTTTACCTCCATGTGAACATCTGAAAGAGTCAAAGACACCAGGAAAGCATTTCTGTGGGGGTTGTGGTTGTGGTGATAAAGAAGGTACTTGGCTTATGGCTGAAGCCGATAAGTACTCGAAACTTGATTATCCGAAGCTTAATTGCCCATTAGCGATGCCTGGGTTTAGCAACTATCAACAATCCAAAGAAGATGAAGGCGTTGAACCAGTTACCCGAAGATGGTTTATAGAAAATAAAGTTTCTTATAATGATATAAAACAGATTCCTGTAACTGTACACGAATCGAAACAGGGCCAACAGCCAACATGAGAATGAAAACTCCTTATAAATAAATAAGGAGTTTTTAATGGCAGGACCAAATTCAAGAGAAAGCTTAATCGAATATGCTCTAAGAGCATTGGGTCATCCAGTTATTACTATTAACGTGGATGATTCTCAATGTCAAGATAGATTGGATGAAGCTTTGCAATTTTTTGCAGAATACCATTTCGATGGTGCTGAAAAAGCGTTTTTCCGTTATCAGATTACCGCACAAGATATAGCAAACAAATACATTAATGTTTCCAACATAGGTCCAACAAATGGTCCTGGTGGAGATGGTCCAGATGGAAATGATATTCTATCTGTAGTTAAATTATTTCAATTTGGTAATTTTGCTAATGTTGACATGTTTGATCTTAAATATCAACTGGCTCTTGTAGATTACTTCGGTGTAAACACATCTGTCGGTAATGGTCATGCAATGGGTCTTGCAGCCTATGACTCAACGAAAAGATATATTAAATTAATTGAAGATTTCTTCCAACCAGAAAAAGCTCTGAGCTTTAGTAAGGTTACTGGAAAAATTCATATTCATGGTGATTTGTCAGTTATCAATCCTGGTGATTATATCATACTTCAAACATATGTAATAATAGATCCAGAACAATATACTAAAATTTATAATGACAGAATGCTTAAAAAATATATTACCGCATTGATTAAACGTCAATGGGGCGCAAATATGGCAAAATATGACGGAGTTCAATTACCAGGTGGTATTAGTTTCAAGGGTGGGCAAATTTATTCAGAAGCCTCTGCTGAAATTTCACAAATTGAGAATGAGTTGATTCAGTCCCATGAATATCCACCAGAATTTTTTGTAGGTTAATATGGCAATAAATCCATACTTTGGTGATTTTAAAAACGAACAAAGACTGTTAGACGATCTGACAGTCGAAACAATCAAGGCCATGGGTCGTGATGTTTATTACATCCCAAGAGAATATGTTAAATTGGATAGAATCTTTGGTGAAGATATTTTATCACAATTTAAACAGGCATATTTGATTGAAATGTATGTTATGGATGTTGTGAAATTTCAAGGTCAGCGTGATGTTGCCACTAAATTTGGTATTGACATCACAGACAAATTAGATCTTCAAGTATCTATTACTAGATTCAAACAAGAAATATATTCTAAAAATTCAGATATTTTTAAACCAAGAGAAGGTGATTTAATTTATTTTCCACTTTCTAAACACTTATTTGAAATAAATGTTGTGGAAGATGAAATTCCATTTTACCAATTTGGTATTTTGACAACTTATACACTTAAGTGTGAACTCTTCTCTTACTCTAACGAAACCATCGAAACAGGAATTACTGAAGTGGATGAAGTCGAAACGAAGAGAAAAATGTATCTTTCACGTATTACGTTGGGTAACTCTGCCTCATCTTCAACTGTATTTAAGGTTGGTGATATTGTTTATCAAGTCGCTGGTGTTACAAATGGAAATTATGTTGATGCAACATATACAGCAGTTGTTGCTGATTTTGTTAACGGTGCGACAAAATATGTTTATGTCTCCGATGAAACTGGAACTCTACAACTAGGTGCATCTACACAAACAATTATAGATAAACCTAAAAATGTTAAATATTATGTCACAGCAAATAATACAACGACAATAAATGTCACTAAAGATCCTAAGATTCTTGAATCTGGTGGTGATAATAAAGAACTTGATGTAGATCAAAATGATAATGATCTATTTGATTTTTCAGAAACTGATCCATTCTCAGAAGGCAGATATTAATGTTTACTAAACTAGAACCATTTTACAATAAATCTATACGAAAGACTGTTGTAGCCTTTGGTTCTTTATTTAACCAAATCTATTTTAATAGAACTGATGCTTCGGATAATGTAATTGAAACTTCAAGAGTTCCATTAATATATTCACCAAAAGAAAAATTTATTCAAAGATTAAAATCAGAAACAAGTTTGACTGATGAAACTCATACAAGAATGAATTTACCTAGAATGGGATTTGAAATCACTGGTTTTCTTTATGATTCCCAGAGAAAATTAAATAGATTAAATCAAAAAATCTCTACTATTGATGGTGTTATTACAAGCAGTTATATAGAAGTTCCTTATAATATA